GAAAATTAAGTCTCTAAAGGCCATTGGGAAGAATCAAGCATTTTACAGAGCTTCCTTAAAAATATAAGTAGAAACGTAACTAGAGAGAATCAACCGGGAAGGCGGTGCTCCATCAGTAGTTGCTCTTACAATTACGAACCCATCGGCTTGTGCATTGAAAGTTGCAACCGTTGCAACCTCGTCTCCTACACTATTAACCGTCGGAGTAATGCTAATGCTCTGACTAGAAGGCATAGCCTGATGTCCTACAAGCTCGGATTCCTGTTTGCTGTAGAACTTGCTCAGCAGGAGGCTCAATACGTTTTTCAGCATAATGCGCCTCCTGTTCTGAGGCTATTTAGACGATTCGTTGCGAACGAAGGTAAGATTCCCTGAGCCCGAGTAGACACCAAGATCCACAACAATTTCATCGCCCTTCTGTATCGGAATAGAAGCCCACTTCCAACCACAGGCAACGTTAATGAGGTAGCTAATCTTTCTTGTGGAGTTTTCCAGTCTGAACCAATTGTTGCTAACTTCATTGGCTCCGCCAATCTGAAACACTGCCCAACCGCTAAAGGGGGCAATGAGATTTTGTTGTCCCCCTCCGGCAATTGATTGATTTTGAGCTGTAGTGCTCGGTCCACATTGATAAGCGATGTCTGGATATTTATTTTGCAGAAACCTCTCTGCAAATAATTGGATAAGGCTCTTAAGCATACTGAACCTCCATAAAGAAGTTCAACAAATTTACCCCCCCCCATTCCGATTGAGGATATAAATCTCCACTGCCAACTGTTTTGGTTATACAAAGATATGTTAACTGTATCCCCTTTAGCGACTGGAATCATCGCCGCCTGGGTCCATGCAGGCACAGAAACTTCCTGCGGGCCGCCTTGAACTGATAGACCGTTGCGAAAAAGTTGCATATCAAAACCACCAACATTCTTCGCATTAGCTGAAGCGGTAACAAAACCATCGGCGGGACAAATGTATTCCTGACCTGAAATACCTATGTCTATTCTTCCCGGAGCAGCATTGTGAGCCGCTTCGCTCGGTGTAGTCCTTGTATTCAATAGTAATTGTAGTAACTGTTTTAGCATTTAAGCTCCTTTTCCGGGGCTTAAACGCCCCGTGTTAATTCGGTAAATTTAGTGGATAAACAATCGCTCGAACCCCTGTTCCTGACCATTGAAAAGTAACGACATCTCCTTTTTTTAAGAAACAATTGACAGCGTTGTTGTATCGATATGACCTGACAAGAGTGACAAAAACACTCGCGATTTCTATCAAACTGTAAGAAGTAGTTGTACCTGGAGGATAACTATCGTTCACTCCAAGAACCACGAAACAAGCATATGGAGCAACATAGTTTTGAGTATCTCCGTCGCCATCTGGTAAAGAAATAATTACAGGATTACTCCAATTCGGTAGCGACAATCTATCGGCTTCAGAACCATATATTAATCTATTACCCCCCCCCCGCCGTTTACAGATCTACGTGGTACAAATAAACTGCACAGCAAACTGGCTAATTCTTTAAGCATGGAAAAAACCTCCTTGTCTCATAGAGTTTCGGGCATTAACTGCCTGTTCCAATTCATAGGCCAAAGCCTCCGGAAATTCCGGGTAGTCGACAAACGGGAATCCTTGCTGATCCGGAAGGTCTTTGAGCGCTTGGCGGTAATCCAATAAAGCCTGACGATCACTTTCTGTTAATTGAGCTCTCTTCGATCTGGCCGCAGACTGAACCGTAATATCCGGAAGCTGGACGTACTTGTCAGTGTCAGAGATTCGAGCATTGCGCTCACCTCTCACCTCTTGTTCGTAACGATCTTGGACAAATTCGTCATCCAATTCCGGGAGCTCTGCCGATAGATAGAAATTCCCGTCAGCGCTCTGAAAATAACCTTTAGGACTTGGCTCCATTTTCCAGAAATTGATTATGGTGCCATCGTCTCTTTTGAATTTTTCAGAGAGCTTGTAATGACTCTTGGCAAAAGCCTCATCCTTCGGGTCTGTAAAGGCATGCTGACCAGGAGAATTGGAAGACACCACAACTTTTCCGTCTGAGTCTTTCAGTGAGTATTTTGCCAGCGGCTGGCTCATTGCCTTGGCAAGCATTTCCTGCCTAACTTGTTCTAAGGTCTTCATTGTTTATCCTTCGGAATTGTTTAATTTGTCGATGGTGTTTCTGACTCAGCAGAGTTTTTGGCATCATCAATTTCTTGCTGGGTACCACCGTTTTCAAGGATCAGTTCTTCGAGAATCGGACACAGGTAGTCATCAACGTGACCATTGAAATAAGTTTCAGCCCAAGATTCCGCACCGGCTGTAAAGTTGATATTCGACCGCGCAGTGGTCTGTTGCGTCTCTGTAAGGGCTTGAGCCGCCTCGTATGAGACACTCGGCGTTAAATCCGTGTAGTCCGCAGATAAAAGAGCTGTCCCGGCAGATGTGTCCACAGACGCAATCGTGAACATTCTTCCATCTGTTCCGACTACGGTGTCACCAGCTTTAATGTTGCCTTGAGGCTTCAAATCCGAGATTTGAATAGTGGCCGAAACTTGGAGCGCTTGATTGATTACTCTGACAGCATAGGCACTTGCCGCCGCCTCTAAAGCTTTCGCTTCCGCAGTCTGCGCAGCAGTCTGGGCGGTTGTTGCCGCCGTTTGTGCGGTTTCAGCATTGCTCTGGGCCGTTTCTGCTGCCTGTTGCGCCGCCTGAGCAGTTTGCAGAGATTGGGCCGCATTGTTAGCCGCTGTTTGGGCACTAGCAGCTGAACCTTGAGCGGCAGTCTGAGCCGCTGAAGCCGAAGTTTGTGCCGAGTTCGCCGTTGTAACTGCCACCGTGGAAGCATCGACCGCACTCTTAGATTGAGCAATAGCAGTCTGTATATCTGCATCCCAATCGTCGACTACTTGCTTCAAAGTCTCAACTTTTTCATTTGCAGCATTCGCTTCCGCTAATGCATTCGAAGAAGTTGAATTTGCTGTCTGTGCTGTTTGCCGAGCTTCCTTAGCGATCGATAGAGCTTCTTCGGAATTGTCAGAGGCTTGGTCTGCGTACGCGCCAACATCGTTAATGGCGTCTTCCGTCTGCTGAAGAACTTCGGGGCCGCTGATAACTCCGGTTCCTGTCGGCGTGTAATGAAATTGGAATTTCGAATCTGCCATGATCAATTACTCCGGCAAGCGCAAGAAATAAGCGAGCGTGTAAAAAGGCGGCTCATTGGTAACGCCTGTGATCTTTGCGTTAGCTGTTAAGGTGTGCGTGTGCGTTTGACTTCCACCAGTAGAACCGATACTCAATCCATGCTGATGAGAGCCGTTAGAAGATGTTTCTCCCGTCCAAGTTCTGGACGCATCGATATTGAAAACACCTCGACCATTTTGACGACCATCGGAGCATCCGGGATGATCGCCTACGTAAACAAGAGGACCGTTACCAATCACGCTCAACCAGTTGGCGGAAATTTGTCCGGTGATGTTCATTGAACCTCTTGTGTGGGTATGAGCACCTGCAGGAGATGTGCTACCTGAATGAGAATGTGCTGGCATCTGTGCGGCCGTCAGCGCAGTAGCACCAACTGTGCCGTTAACGGTCAAATCTGGAATCTCAATAGTTGAAGCACCGCCAGTTGTGCCCGAATCTTTTGGTAAAGAGCCTTTTATAAATTTTCCAATCAAGTTTGGAGTTACACCATTCTTCCCGTCACTCTGGCCATCACAAAGGATCCAACCTTCGTCGGCTTGAGTAGTACCCCAAAAAACTGGGCGTCTCCCATCACTTCCACCTAATGTCACGTTATGAAACGGAACTACGGCGCCGGCTGGAACGGTAATGTCGATATTTTTCCAAACTGCTCTGTTAGTTCCAGGCGCCACCTTTGTGGTTGATGGTCCGTTGGCTTGGATGCAGCGGTACTTAGTCCCATTCTGCATAACCTCGTTCCCAACTTCGTAGTCCAAGAGAGCGGAATAATTCATAATCCCGCCCTGTTGATACCACAGCAAAAATTGAGAAAGCAAGAAAAAGACGCCATTGAAGTCCGATTTAAACGGAGGAATGCCGCCTTGTTCGATGGGAATAGCATTTTCTCGTCCCCAACCTATTTGCTGAGAGAGTCGTCCTAAACCAGCTTCTTCTGAAGTTAACGGAGGAATGGTAATTTCTCCGTCCTGGGCGATAGCCGCGCTTAATTGATACTTTGGATAATTACTCATATCTCAATGACCTTTGAGGGATTGAAGACACCTTGATTAAAGGGCAATAAATTGGATCCGAAGAATCCGAATACCAGATTGTTTGGAACGACCGTCTCCACATTTGCCAAAACCCCAGCAGGCCTGTTTAACAATCCGTAGTTTTGCAAAATGGCGATTTGGACAGCAGAGGGATCTCCAACAATGCGAATCGTTATCGTCATATCCTGGTAGTCGGTGACAAATGCCGGCAGGCCTATCAACCGAGTAAGCAAAGAATTAATGGTTTCAGCCGTAGAGTTCGAGACGTTTACGACGGCTCGATAAAAAATCAGGAACCGGAAAAACTCATCATCCAGCCGAGTGTCCTGACCGTCAACAACGAGGTTACGATTCACGCCTACGCGCTTCCCCCACCAATCCAGCCAAACCCCGGAGGCTGTATCAGGGTTCAATATGAAATTAAAAAACGCGTCCAGTTGAGGAGACGCGTCTATTTCGGCATTGAAAAGTAATCCTAATTGTCTGTATCGCTCTGAGTGCGAATACTGCGACTGGAGCGCTATAGAAATAAGCGATCGGACATTTGAGAGTTTTCTGAAATCCTCAACACTCAGAATATTCCGCCAAGTTGCAGAATCTGCCATCGTTAGCCTCCTGTTTGGAATACAAGAGAGACATCGGACTCTTGAATCGTGGGCTCCACATTCGCAGGAATCTGGACACTGGATCCGAAAGCTCCGGATCCCAGAGCTACTTGGATGGATGCAACCGGAACGGCTGTAGCTGACTGAATTGCGGCATAGAACCGAGACGCGTAGACAGTCGACGCCAAAGAAACGCGGTCATTCGCACCCTGTCCTAGAACATCATTGATCACAGTCTGAATGACGTTGTTTTTCTCGGTTGGATTCATTGAAGTGGCAAAGAATTCGATCTTTACCTTCAAGGCTTGATTCTGCGGCCTGACAATGTTGTAGACGTAGGTGGCGTTGTAGAACCTAGAATCTGTGTACGAAACCTGATAAGTTCCAGTAGTCCCGCACCCTGCGTCCTTTCGCTGATAGATCGTTTGAGCGATCTGCTCATCCTCTCCGCCAACGATAGCGACCAGAATGGAATGAGGATTGATGCTCACGCCAAATTGAGTGATGGCGGCATTCGTCGGATTCTCTAAAACTCTGACATCGAGAACGCCCTCTAACGCGGCCAAATTTGCCTCAATCGCTTCGACATACCCGGTGGCATTGACAGCATAGCTTTCAACCATTCGGTTTCTAAGTTCTGCGTCCGTCTCTTCATCTCGGCCGATGACGCCGGCGGACGGATTGTTAATGGTGTCCCATCCTGCAATCGTTGTGACGATCCTGTTCACTGCTCCCGCCGCTACTTCTAACGGTCCGTGTTCGATTGCAGTAAATGTAGTAGTGACACTTCCTGTGTCTCCGATTCGTGCGCCTGCTGCCGCCGAATGTCTGTACTGGTTGCCGAGAGAATCTTGAGCGATCGCACCATAGGGAATAACCGTCCCCTTCAGGCCGGTCAGAACGCAGTTGACTACCGTGGGCTCGGAGATTTTGCGGTCTAAACCGTAAAGCGCCGCCAGCGCATCTAAGACTTTTCCTGTTGCGAGATCCGGATTAACCATGTTCGACAGAAAAAGAATCTCAGAGTTTTTGGCCTCGATTTCGGCCACGATCAGATCAAGGACCTGCCCCATCGGGGAACTGGGCTCGATGTTCAAAAGCGGATCTGTGGGCGATGTTTGAAACGCCTGCTGAATACGTGAACCGAGATCAGAACGAATCTCTTGCGTGCTGGGCAGTTCAACGCCGACCAAAGGATTAAAAATGATTTGAGCCATAATTTTTTAGAACACAAAAGAAACTGTTTCGTCCTGCTCTGTCGTTATCGTGATCTCTCCGTGGAGTGTCCTCGTTTCCTCATTGAACTCGGTAATGTCAACAGAATCAACGGACTTCACACCATCAACCCTATTCCCAGCCTCATGGATCAATTGAGCAAGGACGGAGGAATCCAGCTTTTTGGCGAGTTGGGCTTCCTTCCATGCAATGCCGTTGGCCTGCTGGAAATAAGCGTCGTTGGTCCACAACCGAATCTCGTTAGCCAAGTTCTGAGCTATAGCCAAGGCTCCGGACGTTAGGAGAATGTTTCCTTCCTTTGTCAGCTGAAGATCCCATGACTGAGGACTCAGAAGAGCTGTTTTTGCTGTATGCGGCATGATCTAACTTCCTCGTTTACTGCGGGGCGCCGGTGCTTGAATTTCCGCTTTGGACGCCTGTGTGCGTGTGGCTGGTGAGGCTGATGCCCTTCGCATTTACATCACCTGTGAATGTTGCATCAGCACCGCCAGAACCACCGCCGGAAATCGGTCCGTTCAAATTGATCTGAGAAGAATTGACTGTGAAACTGGTGCTCGCATTGACCTCACACTCCGGAGCCTCCATCGAGATCTTTGTCGGAGCTTTAATCTTGATAGTTCCCTCATCTTCCAAATGAATAAAGACTTCCGGAGCTTTTCCCCAAAATCCCCCGATGTAGAACGAATCGGATGGATCAAATTTTCGGTAAGTTGCAGGGACCTTTGGAGTCGTGCTGCCGTTGATGTTTGAAATGTCTTGCTTTGCCACAACTGCCAATCCGATGTCTCCCACCTTAGGATCACAGATAATCGCGGCTTTGCCATGCTGAAGACGAAAATACGGGAGCTTTGGAATAGTAGTCACTTCCAAACCGTCTCCTGAATTATTTCTTGGCTGGAGAAGTGGCTTGACCGTGACATATCCGGCGCCAGCTTCTTCTCCTTTACGTTCCACTGCCGTCACAACAACAGGCAAGGAGGTACTTACCACTTGAGAGATCAGCGAACGAATAAAAAACTCCATCGAGTTCAACGGATTGCTGGAGGCGAAGTTGTCATAGTTCGCACTAAGTTCTTTGTCTGACATTTACCACCTCGGATAAATTCCGGAGATTGAAGTTTTCCAAGAACCACCGGCCGGATCATTCGCACTCAATTCATGTTTTAGGGCGACGATCTTCCAAGTTCCGGAAGCATGAGGAACGATAGATTCCAGTTTGAAATTCGCTCCGATCCTCAACTCCGGACGGAAAAAACATGAGACGTTGATCCCGTTGTTCGAGAATGTTGGATAACCAATCATGCCGTTAGAGGAGTTAATCAATGGCAATTCGCCTTGTGTCTTCCGGCTCCCTTTCTTCGGCATGAGAACAACTTTCTCATCATCAAACAAAAGATTTGCACCAACTGCATCTGCAATTCTGCGCATTTTTGTCACTGGGTCACCGTTGATAATGCAATCACGGATTGAAGCAGTGACTTCATTATTTTCGAGAACGTACCCGACTTCTTTTGAAATCTGCTCAATCAAGCCTGAAACAGTTTGGTTACCTGTGACAGAAATCGGAGGTTGAGGAATTAAAGCGGGAAAAAGGCCACAATTTGCCTCGACCTTGAACACCGGACTCGGAGCTGTATTGAAGTCCGCCCAAGCATTTATGATCTCGCCTTTAAAGATAACCGATAAGGTCTTCCCCTTCTGTCCCGCAGAAATATTGATTTTGTTCCGCTTCAAAGAAAAGGATTTGAAGCCAAGATGTGTCAACCGCTCCATGGTGTTCAGGGACAATCCTTTCAGAACAACTGAAGCTTTTGGATATGCCGGACAACCTGATTTATCAATGGAGACAGACATCGCAAAGTCTTTGAAAGTGATCGCTTCTTGTCCATCCATGGCGACCGTTACAGCAATGTCTTTCTGTGTGTAAGTAGTCTCATTGAGCACCATTTAAAACCTCGTTCTCGCTTGCATACACAAGGATCCATCGGTCGTTTAAGCCTTCATATTGAGGATCTGAGTTGCCCAAAGTGTCGATCATTCTGAGTTTGCCTTTAAAGTTCGGAGAAGGATAAGTATTGATGTCCGTTCCCACGCAAACCTTGCGGCCTTTGAATATTTCGACCTCTTCACAAGTCAGATTGCAGTACATGTGATCAGCTACCTGCCTTAGGCTGATGACGCAGTTCTGCCCGTCCAACACGACAGAAAACTCTTGCCATGGAAGAGCTGAAATATTGATTTGAATCATGTTTCACCACCATTGCAACCAGATAGTTAAAAAGGTTTCTACTTGCCGAGGCCTCCAGCCCATTTGATCAAGCTTTGAGCCATCGTCGGTTTTGTTTGGGCCTGCCCTGTGTTTACCTTGACTGCAGAAGTCGCTCGCTTTGGCGAATAAGCGATTTTCTGTTGGTTTAGATTGACCGTGATGATCTCAACGAAAGAGGCGTGTATCGACAACATACAGGCATTAGATGTCTGAGTTCTGGAGAAGTCATAGTGCTCCAAAGCCATATTCCGCCAGATTTTTGCCGGAGAAAAAATCGTACAAGTGTCTGTACTGTTCATCCTCCGGTCTAACATTGCGAGCGCCAAAACCTGTACGGCATAGCTTCCATTGAACAAAAATTCGACGTTTACCCGCTCAGGTTCCCGCACAATGTTGTAAGCGGCCAACTGGCCCTTTTCGATCGGTTCAGTTGGAATCCGAGAACTCTGGTCTGCGTCAACTGCAGCAATCGAAACGTAGGGAATAAACGGGAGCAGATTGTTTCCAACGACTGCCCACGACAATCCCATGATTGAATTTATAGACGCCATCAGAAATCAACCCCCGAAGCGGCGTTATTCAACATGTCTGTAGATCCTTGCATGGCCTGAGAGACACCTTGATTAACTCCTTGAATAACTTGTTCCTTGTCCGGATTTCCGTTGAAATTGACTACAGTCTGGTTGGAAATCGGAGAGTTTATGTTTGTCGTTCTGCCTTTTTCTTTGACAACTCCTCCGGCATTTCCGACAGTAGCCCCAGCCGGTGCCACCACAGCCTTCTTCTTGTCATCACTTCCGAACCAGTTCATGGGATTAACCCACGAAGGCATTTCAAAATTTGTGATGTCTGACAGAGCACTGGAGATCCAGTCAACGATCGGCTGAATGCTGCTTTTGATAGATTCAAAAGCACCAACAAACTTATCCCTTAATCCGGATACAGAGTTGATGACCTTCGCGATAACCTCAGCAACCTTCCCTATCGTCAGAACGATTGTCTCAATAGCTACCTTGATGACAGATCCGAAAGCCTGCAGAAAAAGATCTCCGACAGGCTTTAGGGCGTCCATCAGATCTTGGATGGCTTTCCACGCATCTTGGAAGCTTTTGCGAAGCTCCTTGATTTCATCGTCAGAAGTGCCCATTGATCTGAGCAGGTCTTCAAACGCGCTTGGTCCGCCTTTTGCAAAACTGATTAGGTCATCTAATGCAAGGGCTAAAGCAACAATGCCGGCAACAACCAACCCAACAGGACTGGCTAATAAACCCAACGCCTTCCCACCCAGCATTAACGCCGACTTCGGACCTAACGCTAATGCCGCGGCTCCCGCAACCAATTCCAGTGCTATTTTGATGAACTCACTATGTTGCGCAACAAAGTCCGTGAACTCACCAAATTTTTTCATCCCCTTGTCGACGTACGGAAGAAACACCTTGGCAACCTGATTGCCGAGGTTCTTCATCGACATGGTTGTGATTTCCCATTGGATTTTGAACCGTCTGGCGTTTTCCGCGTCTTTAGGAGACAGTGCCATTTGCCGGTACTTTCCAACAAGCTCGTTCATTTGCTTGTTGTTCTGAAGAAATACCGCAGCACTTTCCCGGGTAAGGCCGAGATACTTCAAGGCATAGTTGGCCTGGGCATCGTTCATGCCATTGAGCTGTTTTCCCATGCGCAGAAAAACAGAAGCACTGGCGCCGGTGCGGTCGGTGAACGATTTCAGAGCATTAGTGAACGCATCTGCAGAACCTCCCGCAGCCACGTTCGCTTTTCTCCAAGCATCCAGCTCAGAGACATTCATCCGGACTTCTTTTGAGAGCTTGTCTAACTTATCGCCCTCATCAATGAAGTTTGTGAACATCATCTTGGCGCCGAACATGGCCGCCAAGGGACCGGCATATCCCTTTATCGCTGAGAAGACCTTTGAGGCCATTGAGTCGAGTTTTTGCAGGGCCTGAGATCCCTGTTTTGCTCCCTTCTCAATGTCTTTTCCAGCCTTTTGACCTGCTTGAGAAGCTTGCCTCATTGAAGCAGTAGCAGCGTCAGAATTATTTTTGACTGATTCGACTGCCGCAGCCGTTTGATCGCCAATCGGATTGCCCAGAAGTTCATCAAGATTGTCTCCGGCATCCGCAGACTTTTTGATCAAGAAATCGATCTTCTTTGAGAGACTATCGAAAAACTCAATGATCCCATCGGCATTTAAACCAATGTCGATTAACAGACTGTCAGTTGTTTTTGCCATTTTCTAATCCGATTTATTTGCAAGCCACGCGTTGTAGTTTTTGACTAGAAGGATCTCATCGAGCTGGTACGCTTCTTCAAGCGTGATCGTTGTCTGCAACTCCGTGAGGGTTGCCATTCCTCCGGATATAAGCCGGGAGAACAAAGGCGGGAAGTTGCTAACTTGGGCAACTCCCCGAACCTTCGCGCAATCTGCTAGGAACTCGGCTCTACGTGGGAGAACAGTTTCCCGAAATTTTGAAAAAAACTGAAGTTCACCTTCAGGGATTCAACACGAAGGCGGATCAAAGTCATCGGGTTACTAATGTAGCCGTCGGCATCGTCATACGAAAATTGACGCTCATTGTTGCCATCAATCTTGTACACACATGTCAGAAGCTCATCTAGGAGGGCCTTCGCTTCCATGTGAGGGACGGATGCCAGCGCCCTAATAATTTCTTTATACGAAACAGAGGCGTCTAAATCGAGGTTTTTTCCTGTCAAAAGGAGAATCCGGATTAAGAGGTCTTCTGATTTCGTTGCTGGGAACGGGTAAATTTTGAACGTCAGCTGCTTATCGCCGTCTGTTGTTTTGAAGATAACCGGCTCTCTCATTTAGATGCGCTCCATAGATTCGAAGTGGAATACCCAGGTCGTGGCAGCCAAGACTTTATTAAGTCCGGGCATGGGGTTTGCTGTCTGCAATACACCGTTGGAGAACTGGTAGGTCTTGCCAATTGATGGAATCTTGATTGTCAGATTGCAAACGTAAAGCTGTTTATTTGAGCTCATAGCCTCAAACAGCGTTGTAAATGCGGCCGCTGTCGGAGAGTTTGCTTCAAGCGTGATTGTGACTGGATAAATATTCGGTGTGACTCCGGCGGCCATACGACCGTCAACACCCATTCGGGTCTCGGCAACCTGCTGGGAATCGGCAACAATAGCCGCATCTGTGGAGAATCTTTCCAGTTTCAGACCGTTCGGGTAAAGCTCTTCAATCGTCATCACTGCTGACGCATTGGCGGATGTGATGTCAAAGTTTTGTACGGGCATTTTTATTCATTCCTAAATGAAAAACCCGCCATCACGACGGGTCTTTGCTGTTGTGAAATTTTGATTACATGACGGCGGTCAAAGGCATCTCAATTCGTTGGATGCTGCCGGCATAGGTGTACCAAAGTCCCAAACGAGGGCTTCCTCGCTGGGTTCTCACATTTGCCGACGGAGATTCAATGAGGTACCAATAACCTTTGGAGTAGAGATCCTGTTTGATCGTTGAGTTGTTGGTTTCCGTCAACAATTGCTGAATCTGGGAGTTGGACAGTGCCAGCCCTGTATCAATCACGCCATTACGCTTGGCATCGTTGATGGGATCAAGCAACCATGCCTCGACATAAGCAAAGCCGATTGCGTTGTAGGGAGCGCGATTGATAGCCGCGAACCCGTCCATGATCTGACGCTGGATGCGGGCCTTGAACCAAATCATGCCGTAAAGGGCATCAATCCATTGATAAATTCCGGAGAGCAGACAGCCTCGGTTGATGAAATCAAACTCCGCATTACGTGTTGCGAATGCACCCACGTAATTGACCTTGAGATCATCCAAGGCTTCCGCCACTTCGTCGCTGAGAACGGAAGCCTTAATTCCGGAAGCCGACTTCGCAAACCACGTCTTAATGCCCTGGATAGCGGACCAATCAATAGAAGCGCCAACTGCAAGGAATGCCGCGGCATCCTGAGCGGTACCGTAAACCATCGCCAAACAGTTGTAGTTGTTCTCCGCTAACTGAGCGGCTTTCGTTGTGGACTGGGTAGATTGATCAAGCATCTTTTTGTCTGTGGACCAATCAAAGTACACGTAGTCATCATCAATGTCGGCCCAAGCCGCTAAAGCGGAAGCCTCAGCCACCTCTGTTGCATAAAGAGTTGTGAATCCGACCCAGTTGCGAGAAACAGAGGTGACAAGGTTCATATTCTGCGCCGGGGTCAGAGCATCGGAACCTTGAGAGAGAACGGCGCCGGAATCCTCAGTCAATCCAAGTAATGCGGAAACATCCGTTCCTGTTGTCGCTTTTGTAGCGAAGGAGATTGAAGCGGTATCGCCTGTCTCTGTGGTGGTCAGGATGATGGCATTTTGAACAGCGTTAAAGGCGCCGGAAACCGCTCCGACTGCAGAAGCCAGCTCAGTTGCAACGTCACTGAAAGACTTAGCCGTGGAGAAGTCGAGGTTCACGACTTCTTTTTCTGTGCCATTGACCGAAATTGTCAAGGATCCTGTCTTGATTGCTGTCAGTTCGGAAAGTTGAGCAGTGATCGGAGCTGACTTAATCCAAGCGGCGGAATCCGCATTGATTCTTCGGGCCACAAAAAGACGGTTAATTGCCTTTTGCTGATTGTTCACTCCGGAGAAGTACTGATTAGCAAAGTCAGCCTCAGGGGACTCGGCACCAAAATAATTCCCGACAGCGGCGGCGGTCACAAATTCCAGTGCCGGAGAATCTGCAGGAATCAGAGCATTCTGGGTCAGCAGCAGACCGTTTGTTTCAAGATCGGCGCTCCCAGCGCTTATCACTCTCGGAGTGATAGAAACGAGTCGCGATGCATTGATTGACATATTTTTCCTCAAAATAAAAAAGCGCCAGATGGCGCCGACGATAATTTTTATGGAGCGGCTATGAGCCACACCAGAAACTCATCTATTTGAAAATATCCTTTACAGCCTTAATCGCTTTCGCAATCACCCAAACTGCGAACCCGTAACCGATTAGGTAAACAGGAAGAGCTGCATACAAAGGAACGGCAGTGACCATGGTTAGGGCCTCCGCTAGGTCGTGTAAAATGTTCATATTGACTGATTCCCTTGCAATCAGTTAACTCAAACCCCGCTCAGCTACCAACTGATCGGGGCTATTTTTTTCATAGAATTCTTATTCTTAGGACTGACATCTTGACCGGCTCTTCGGGCCGTTCTAAAATCTCACCTATAGCTAGAGATTGTTCTGTTGACCGGTGTAAACCTTTCACCGAGCCCTTAGGTGGCGGTAATAGCACAGCGTCTCTGGCTTTTCTTTTTCTCATTTCAATTTCAAAAGAAGCCTTTTTCTTATCAAACCATCGGTTTCCTTCGGTGTTGACGTTGTACGCATGGAAGTCAGTGCTTGACGTTTCTCCTATATCGACAGCCACTGTTTTTTTAATGCCATTAACCCTTACGTTTTTCATTTTTGTATGAAAGGCCACTTGCGGAGTATGGTTGACAGCCTCTTTCCTCCCGAAGTAGGAGCCTTTTTCTATTACTTCTGGAACAAAAGGAAGAACCTCTAGTATTTCTCGTAGGTGCCCGGAAAATTTCTTAAATTCCTTTCTCCCTTTGCCATCGAAAACGACAGAAACTGTTTGCTTCTTCCCAGATATCTCCACCTCAGTGCTAACCGAACCTCCTCGCAGTTCATTGTCGTAATAGAGGACGATAGCTTTAGCGGGATTACCTCCGGCCTTTTGCAAGTAACTATGAATATCCTTTGACGGCGGACTCTCAATGAGATTTTTCCCCGATTTCGGATAGGACTGCTGGCTTTCTACCTTCTTTCCTACTTTCCCTTCCAGTTTGCCATTCTTACCGACTGGTATATGAGTGCCATTCACCGTTATCCACTTTGCAGCATCCTGAGCATCACCAGGGTTTGTTGCGTAAGTTCTCCCAAGCCCATACATTAGTCCAAGCTTGAATGCACGCCCAAGTTTGAAAGCAAGTTGCGCGTTCATTGCTTTTCCTTCGGCGGGTAGCTCACATCAACGTTTTTCAGGTCCACATCAACCGCACTAAAGAATCCCATCGACACCTTGATCTGGCTCTGCATGCTGAGGTGAATCATCAGCGTGGATCTCCGGACATAGTTATCGGAGTCTCCGATAATGGTTGTGTCTCTCGGATCATCCGCATGAAGCAGGCTGATTCCTCTATCAACGAAGAACTTCACGCCGACCTGAGACCTGCATACGGTCTCCAAGGCCTGAGCCCTCAGCATCGCATTCATGCCGTCCGAGCCGTTTAATGTCGAGGCGTAGCAATCGACCTGAACCAAAACCTCTGTAGTCGTTGAGAGGTAAACATTGTCATCGGTTTGGTCCTTCTCCCAATCCTCAGCACTCGTTCCATGGCGGACGCTTGAGATGTAGGAATAGATGACGTAATCGTTTCCTTCAGGAGGCAAAGCTAGATTATTTTGGTTCCCGTAGAAGATGTTTTCCGGCGCCACAGCCGGAACTGCAAATATCTCAAGAAACTCCTGGATTGCTGTCCGGATGTTCTTGTGCTTTCATCTTCATCTTCCGCGATATTCAACTTCTGAGGCGTGGTTTGGAGTGTGCAGCGGACCGCCTCCCAACCGGCATCGGAAAAATCTTCAATCACCGCAGTGATCAGCCACTGGCCTCCCTTGGAGTCTTCGACATAATCTCCCGACCTCGCTAATGGCCTATAGATTGCCCAAGGTCGCTGCTTCTGGTCGCTCGATGCGAAGAGATACAGGCGCCGGATGATGGTGTTCTGTCCGGCTAAGTTGGCATGATCCAACGCGCTATCGCCTTCGCTTTGAAAATTCCCTTGAATCTCCTCTGCTGGTGCGTAATACGCTTGGACAATCCCTCCTACATTCTTTTGACCGACCGATCGATACAGCTTGAAGGTTTCGTCAGCATAGTTGGCGTTTATTGCCTGACGGACAATTGCATGTAGGTTGAGAGACATTAGGAAACCTTCCAAGTTATTGAGCTTTGCAGGACGCCACTCAGCGTCAAAGGCTTCGTGGTCATCACGTTATTAGGCAGAGTGCCTTTCCCTTTAGCTTTCTTGGCCTTGTCCATTTCTCCTCTTGCCTGCATCAGTGCCATCGTTAGCTCTGATCGTTTAGGAAATGAACCAGCAGGAATACCTGCTTCTCGAATCGTTTGCTTGATGTCATCGGTAGCCATTTGCCCCATGACGCCTAACGAATGCGTTATGTCGAACGTTTTTAGGAAGCGGGACCTAAATTTCTCCTGCCAATCCATTCGTTTTTGAGCGTATGTGGCTCTCATAAACGGACGCGGAGGCATGTACAGGGTCGTGAATTTGCTGTTCGGAGGAAGTCCTAGCTGGGCTGACAGATAGTGTCCTTGCTTACTCGTCACTGATTGGGTCCACCCATATTCCAAATACATCCCAATGGTGGCAATGTCCGGAATCATTATTCCGACCTCTAGTTTTTTATTGCTATCGGCCTTGAGTTTCTCTGACAGCTTTTTGAACGCATTGTTAGATGTGATTTTGATGCCCATCATCATCCCCACGGATGGTAATTGTTTCCCGGATAAACTCGGCCGCCGATTCGGTATTTAGCAGTCAGCGTCCAGTACATGGCGCCGCATTGTGTTTGAGCCCACCAATCTCCGACAAAAGTATTCGTTTTCAGAAGATCAAAGCTGGTACTCACACTTCCCTGCGTAGCACTAGCAATCCTGCCAACCTGACCGTTCGGCTGCTGGCTGAGTGTCAGCAGGTGGCAGGTTGCAAGATCAAGAAGGCGCTCCCTTGTATAGATCTTGTTGTCCGGATCATAGGGAGCAAAGCTGTCGGCGTCCGTATTCCCCACGAACTCCACCGCCACATCAAAGTAGAACTGAAGAGTTTCGTCCGGGAATTTAACTTCATCCGAAAACGCAGGATGAAGGATTCGAAATTTTTCAGGATCAAAGACGACGACAGCCATTTTGTTAACCTTCTTCGTTCTTAACTTCTTCAACGTTGACCGATTCAGGATCGATCGGATTGAGGCCGTGGGACGCTTCTTTTAACTCGTCCTCGCGGCCTCTGAATTCTTGAACTGATTTCATCTCAAGCAGGCACGGAATACCGCCATTCACGCCTGTGAATACAGCCTCCTGACCATGCATGCGCTTGATGTTTTCCCAGTCCTCTTTATCGATCTGGAATGCGACAGAGTTTCCCTTGCCCAGCAGGATCCCGTCACGTTTTCCTCTAAGCGAATCATTTACGCCCGGAAAAACGATCGTTTTTGTTCCGCCATTGCCATTCGGCACATCATCAAATTTGAGGCCGTGTGCCAGAGTGCAAGCAATGATCACCGTGGACTGAGTTTTAGCAGTGCTCTTCTTCTGGGTATTGCTGAAATTGTCTGCGACAACCTTTCCGGATGTTGCTTTCTGAGTTGTGTTTGTACGAGCCATTATTTCAATCTCCTAAGAAAGAGGCCCGAGAGATCGGGCCTCCGTAGCTGGTTAGTTCAGGTTAGATGCCGAGCATCGTGGCAACGAGGCTGGGACGACGAATAACAGCGCCCCAAGTTCCGCCAACGACCTTTTGCTTGTAGCTTGACATTTCCGGAACCACACGACCCAAGAAATACTTCTCAGAGAATGCGCAGATACCAGTCTCAATGCCAAACAGGTCTGGAACAGTCATGTACAGCATTTCACCAGCCGTTGTAGTCAGCTCAGGAAGCTGAACAACCTCGATGTTGGGGAATGACTGCTTGAGCATAGTCATGGCCGTAAGACCGAAGGAGTTCGGCTCGGTCAGGTAAGGAGCTCTGGTGTTGCTGACAGCGAGAATGATGCGGGAGTTCTGATCAACCAAACCGCCGTTATTCTTGCTAATTTCAGCCCAAAGCTTGTTAATGTCGTTATAGACAATGTTGGCAGTCTTCTCAGGCTGTGCAGCGCACTTTGCTGTCCACGTAGAGTTAGCGGTAGATCCCGTGGTGATGGAGATCGGAGAAATCGAAGCGTTCAGGTTCGGGTCATTTAACAGACCGTAGACCTTCTTACCTTCGACGCCATAAAGCGCAAACTTGTTGTGAGCCATCGCCATCACGTAAGCAGAAGCCTGTTGTTTAGAAGAAACAACATTCAACTTGGCCTTGGCCGCAAGGCCGACTTCACGATCGCCATACTTGATGACGGTCTGGAACAAGAAGTTTTCGCGAGTCGGGTAATCAACGTTCACGTCTGTGGAGACGTTCTCTGCGAAGTCAGAGTAAGGAGTCACATTGCCGGCATACTCTTCGACCGGGAAGGTGAAGAAGTTATCTGTCCAGTCACCCTTTCTTTCTTCGCCGAAAATCTTTGTAGCGTTCTGGGCGGCAAACAGGATGGGGACGACCTGCGGGTCAATGAATGTCGTGAAGACGGAAGGGACGCCGACAGACACGGGAGTCTGCAATGCGGCATCTCGAGCCATTGCCTTAACCGTTGCATCGTAGTCGACGTTGATCTTACCTTTGGCGTCTGTGGAATAGGACATGAATCCTTTTGCTTCCACACCATGCACGCCTTTTTGCTTTGCTAATTCAAAATCGTTCATTTTTTACCTCAGATTAGGATCCGCTCGCGGCAGGCTGATAACCGAGGCCGTGATTGGAAATGATGATCGTGTCGCCCTTTGCACCAGCCGTCTGAACTGTCCAACCGGTGTCATTTGCGGCGCCGGCAGCACCAAATGTGATGGCGCCAGTGGTCGGATCACAGAGAACAGCTTGACCGATGGTTGCTGCCGCAGGTGCGACGATGTAGTAGTCACCTCGAACGGCAATCGTCAGCTCAGCCCCTTTCGGATAAATGTCCGGAGTATCTGTGCCCAGCTCGATGGACGCTGTGAACGTGCGCTCAACAAAACCGATCGGTTTGGCCCCTGCAGAGCCCTTCAAGGATGCGATTGGGAATTTCACGGCTGTTCCGGTTGTGGAGGCGGCTACAGCAAACGCAAAACCACCGCACTGGACAGTACCGTCAGACAAGTAGTTCTGAGGCGTGTAGACGGCCTGATTGAATGCAACCTGCTGTCCTGGAATACCGATAGCAGGATAGAGACCTACAGATTTTTGAAGCATCAAAAAATCTCCTATTTATTTAACATTGTTCAAAATTGCGCTGACGGCAGTCGGCTTCTCGGTCACCTTGGCGCCGGAGTCTTTCGCACCAGCTAAGGCCTTTTGACCCTGCATGTAGGCGCGATACGCAGAACGAGCTTCGGATGCGGGGATGTTTTTCAAACCGAGTTTCTTGAGTGCTGCCACATAGATGGAACCTGCGGAGTCATAGGATCCGGCACGGATAACACCTAACACCGGCTTGACTTCTTCGATTGCGGCCAGTTCAGAGTAGATGGCGTTTCGGAGAATCTTCATGGAGTCAGAGGCAGAACTCTTTTCTTCTTTGCCATCATCAGGTTTCGGATCCTCATCTTGTGCGCCTTCATCTTTCTTCTGGGCGTAATTCAATCCGGCAGCAAAAGCCTTCTTCTCTTCTTCAGAAGCTTCATCAAGACCACAGGATTTCAGTGCATCTTCTGCTTCTTTTTCGAGATAGCGTTCTTCGCCTTCGCGTTCGTGATCAGAATCGAGGCGTTTAGGATCGTCCTTCTCACGTTTTTCGCCATAAAGGACGCCAGCTTCAAAACCAGCCTTGAAGTTCGGATCCTTCATTTTTTCATCGAGCTCCGGATCGTCGTCCTGTGCCTCTTTTTGATCATCAGGCTTGGGATCTTCGTCTCCTGTAGCCTGAGAGTAAGCCAGGTCAGACAGAGTTGTCTTAAGCTTTTCAGCTTCTTCGTCCGTCAGGCCTTTTGCCTTCAGTCCTTCGATGATTTTTTGAATCATCGCGTCTTTGTCATCATCTTGAGCGCCGTCAACGATTTTTCCGTTGGGATCAACGGAATGCAAATCGATAATCGCCTTTGCTAACGTCACTTCAGCCTGCTCAACAGCGTCATCTTTTTCCATATTGAGAAAGTCCTTATTAGAATCGCGAACTCTTACCTCAGGCCCAGCGCGCCCAGTTTCCACAAGCGCCAGATGGTTCGCTCTGATCCGGCGTTGCACATAGTCGTATTTCTCTCCATCAGGTGTCTCTCCCGGCGTGAAGTCGGGCTCGAACGTATATGCCAGGCTCAACTCACGCATTGAACCGTCCTCGATCCTGCTGCGTGCGTCCTGGTCGTAAATATGTAGAGAGTTAACTAAAAACGGAGCCTCAAAAGCTCCGTCCGTTCCGGTAGTACCCACACGGGTTTGTTTGTTCTCGGGGGCTCCGTGATCATCGTGATGCTCCAGATGAATCGGGATACCGTTAATTGATTGAATAGTTTCGGGAGAACTAAGTTCTTCAGGCGGTCGATAGGCGTGATAGATCTTTTCAGGGTCTAATCCGAGCTCTCGCCAGCCTGCAATCTCTTTCCCGTAATACGGAGCAACTTGAACTCTTGTCAGCGGAGACTTTTGGACATGGAGGAAACCGTTGTCGTCCACAGATCGAACACTCACAGAATCAATTGCAACCGTGCGTTTTAGATTTCCCACAGTAATAACCTCGAAAATGTTTAATCCGGAAGGATGCTTCTGAACTGGCATCTGCACCAATAAAGCTCACCGGGCATCACGTTCCGACCGACCTCCTTGTCGTACAGGCCTTTAGAAAGATCAAACTCTTTTCCGTTCATCTCAATGTGGCTTTCTCGACTGGTGTACTTGCCAGGGACATGAATCCAAACCCCGCGAGTAATCCCTAAACCTTTGCAGTTGGCCTGCTGAATCTGCTGATTCAGTTTCAGCGTTTGGTCAATTGCCACACGCTGAGCTCGTTGAGCCGTAAATGAAGAAGATCGTCCAAGGGCTTCCACAATCTGCGAATACGTGCCATGACCTTCGTAAGCATCCATAAAGGCAGAGCGAATATTTGTCAGCTCGGATGTTGTGATGTTGCTGATGAGGCTCGTCGTGTCGGCGACCATTCCCGGTAGTTCATTTATTGCCTGAGGCGTGATGAAGAAGTGCTTGCGCGTCTGCCTCATCTCATAAGCAAAAACGGAATCAGGAATGCCCGCCGCCTTGAGCGATGCCTTTTGAGCTGTCGAGACATCGGCGGCAAGGTTTTTCACGTACCACTCAGCAATCTGGCGTGTTTCCCGATCCGCCGTTCTTATCCAGTTGCCCATGTTACGGGCTATGAAGTCATCAACATTGCGACGGAATCTATCCGGATCACGAAGAACCAAGCGGTTAATTCGTTCCTTGATATTCCGCAGCCGTGCGCGATCGAGAGGATCGTCCGGACGGAACGTTAAGGAAGCGTCCTCGGTCAATCCTCCAGCATCGGACAGATAAAGGAGAATCTCGTTGAGAATCCTATTTCTAAAGGACCGCAAGAAGGTGTCGAGCTTCTTTTTGAACTTTGCCTGTCTGCCTAGATTCGGCTGAACAGCACGAGCAGTCTTCATTAGAAAATCTCTCCAGCTTTGTCTTCATCAACCTTCGGCGCCGGCGCCACGTTCTCGGCCGAGCGCTGTTTCAGGAAGTTGTTCATCAGCTCATTCTGCTGACTGGGATCATCGGTCATGAGCTCTCCCTCCATCCCTTCCGGCAATTCTTCCGGAATGAAGTCCAAACCCATATCGGAATCGCGTCGGACAAACTCACGGACCTCTTCAGCACTCAGAACATTGCGGTCCTGCAGAACAGCCAACATGTCGACCTTCGTCTTGGCCGTGATTGCTGTGGCCGCGGCATCTGCCTCTCCAAGTTCGTTGAATTTGAATGTAATGGACTGATCAACGTGTCCAAATTCCACCAACTGGATAGCTTTCAAGACAGTTTGAATTGCGTCTCGATTGAGCTCTTGTTTTGATTTGATATGGTCGTAGTAATTCCGGATGTCGCTCTGACCGGTAGCGTTGAAACCGCTCGGAGAGATTCCGAGCAGCTTGACCGCCGGTGTACGGTTAATGGCCGCAATGAATTCCAGAGCTTGACGAATAATGCCTTCAACTCCTGAGATCGTCAGTGTGATGTTCTGCAGATCCTCGGAAGAATCACAGGCAAAAATGGCCTCATTAGAGCGATAACGCTGTAAGAGCATCATCTTCGCGTCTAACTGCTCAATCCCGCCAGCCTCAAAAGCCTCAGCAAAGTTGGTTTTGAATACCGTGAGATTGAGTTTTTCCAGAATGCTTACGCCTGTTTCCCGGGCTTTGTTCCAGTGCAGCACATAATCCCACAGGATCTGAGCTTGAGGAATGCCAAGAAAGTTGTATGCAGGCCGAAGGAGCAGCGGAGGTTCATTGTCAATCAATCGGATCAGGCGAGACGCGTGTACCTCTTGGCCAAAAACAAACCAAGACTTTGGCTTAAGGTAATCATCTTTGAGCGGCTGGTTGGCGTTGTAGAAACCAGGCGAGACATTGACCGGATCAATGACAACAAATTTGACCGACTTATCTTCACCTACCAGTTCGGCCGACTTGTCTGAGTAGTTCAAAGGAAGCTTTAAAGCCTCTCCTTCAACTCCGGTGTCAACGAAAATGAAGCATCCGCCCATGAAACCAACGATGCTCAGAGCTTCATTAAAGAGCTTCCTCAGTCGATATTTGTTCTCCTGAAGATCTTGTAGCTTCTTTACGTTGTCTGCCGATTCGTCTTCTCCGCCCTCGACCTGAATCCATTCCCGGCACATATCATCCGCAACGGTCTGAATGCAGGTGCGGATCATGCCGTTTTGCGCGATATTCTGCAGGACGCCATAGCCGACAAACGATGTCATCGGGAACTGTCCTAGATCCAAAGCGTGCTGCGTCAACGATGCATAGTACGCATTGAAACTCGAGCCAATCGCGGCATCATTTGTGAAACGAGACTCTGCTTTCTCCGGCTCTTTTGTGTTTAAGGTGATCGGAGGATAAAAGAGTGTTTTAGCCTCCTCCGGAGAGAACGATGTTCTAGGGGGCACGAAGCGAGAGCTTGCCGCATCGATGATCTTTTGATTGATCTTTCGGCGTTTGTTTTCGTCTAGTTGATTCATGATTTTCAAAATCTAAAACGTGCCTGCTGCATCTGCTCTCGGGTCAAAATGACACCTTTTCCACTCCGGAAGTAATTCAATGCCTGAGTTGTAGCGTCACAGTTGTGAACTAAGACTCCGTTTGCAAAAAACATGTGAACATCACTCACACACAGGTTGTAAACGGGCTCTATTCCACCCGAGCTTACGGCTACAGGCTCTAGAGCATGTAGTTCTGGGTTTTCTGCCTCCACCCTCGATAGAAGTGAACTCTTGACCACAGATTTCACATTTTTTTGTGACTGAGTAGCACTCGTAATTCCATCTGTATTGAGTTTCACACTTTCTTGAGCAGAACCTTCCGTTTGGACTTTTTGCCTCAAAAATGGAGCCACAAAGCGAACAGACACATTGATAAAAGGTCGGAAGCCTTTCTTTAGCATGCTGGCGATGCCAACTTCTTCCTTCTTCGCTTCTATGCCATGCACTTGCAAGCGGCCGCACCTTGTCAAGATGTTTTTTGACCCTTTCAGTTTTGTAATTAGTTTTCTTGCAGTGTTCATTCCGTGATAAACACTCAAGATTGCTAAATTCGTTATTGAAAGTGTTGCCGTCCTTATGATGGATATGAAACCCTTGAGGCACAGTTTTCCCAGAGAAGAATTCCCATATAGCCACATGGAGCCCTTTCGGAGCTTTCCTGCCTTCGTTCGTGGTGGACTGGCTAAGGTAATACTTCCTCGATCCCATGAGACGATAGGTAACGCCGTTGAACGTAACCTTCTCTGCAGGATTGGATTTATCAAGTTGCGGTATTTGAGCTTGATGCATTCTTCCTCCTCAACCGTTTGGAACGCTTTTATCTCCGCATCTCGCGTAATAAATGGGTGATCCGGAGTAGCCGTTACTCCAAACTTCGATATCACATTTCTGGTACCTGTCTTTCCGGAGAACAAAACACGTTTAAGACCGAATGGGGTTAGAACCATTTCGCCCGCCTTAATCTTTTCTATCGGCTTGTCTCCAAAAAGAGTGGCCACCTTAGTTCCAGCAACGAAACACTGGTCATCGTGAGAACCTGCGGGAAACTCAAGCAACTCGCTGACGTAATGCGGCACCCAAGGTGCTGCACTGTCTTCCGGAATAAAAACATTCCCTGCCTCAAAATAAGGAGTGACGGACGATGCCCGGGCCTCTTTCGATTCAGTGGGCGTTATCGGAACAAATCCCGAAACCGTAGATTTCAGCTCAGAGATCACCGCCGATCCGTTCGCCTTATCTTCAACCAGCTTCCGGACAACACGCGGCCACTTATGGGCAAGAACTCGGACCATCTCTTTTGTCTTCACAAAATCCCATTGGCCCCGTACTTGATCAAGCAGGTAAAAATTCGGTCCTTTTTTGCCCCACACTTGACCGACCACATAGTCGGAGTTTTTGGAATCCTTGAACGTCATATCCCACGACATGAGCGTATGGTCAAACTCTGGCGGAAGGCTTGTTGCTGTCCATCTTCTAAACCACTCGAGCTTGAATAAAGCACCGCCATCGGGAACCGGATGCTGCTGATACAGTGCCTCCCAGTCACGACTGCCGATCGTTTTCTGGATCTGCAGCAGAGTTGAGAGCGGATACCGCTCAGGATGCAGGGCTTCCCCAGCTTTGCGGTGCAATTCGTCATGCTCCGCAATTGCCGGATAATTCACGATCCGGAATGTATCTCCCTCTCCCATCCTCTGGATCAGTCGACCAATCAGATCGTCTGTGTGCCAACGGGTGGCCATTACGATGACTCCACCTCCGGGAGACAGTCGGGTGTAGGCGGTCGATGTGTACCAGTCCCAGATAGAATCCCTGATCGTCTTAGAGGCCGCTTGAGCTCGGTCTTTAATTGGGTCATCGATAATCAGAATATCGGCACCCTGTCCAGTGATGCCGCCACCCACACCGCAAGAACGATAGGCGCCGGCATGACCAACAATCTCGAAGAGGTCAGAGGTTCTTATATACGATCCCCGGGAGTCGGTACGCACTCTCGAATTGTTGAGCTTTGTTTTGGGAAACAGCTCAAAGTATTGCTCATCGTCAATCACGCGCTGGACATCTCTGTTGAAGCGCTGTGATAGGTCTGAAGAATACGAGGTCGCGATGATCTGAAGGTCAGGATTTCTCCCCAGAGCAAAAGCAGGAAAACGCCTCGAAACAAGCTCGGACTTTCCAGAGCGAGGAGGCATCGTGATAATTAGCCGAGGAGACTTTTTATCCGCCACGTCCTGCAGAAACCTGTCCAGCTCATCACAAATTTCTTTGTGTACCCAGCCGAGCAGGTAGTCAGGTTTTGTGTGCAATGTGAAGTAAGACAAGCCTTTACGGGCCTTAGCTAGTCTGATCTCCTGTATCGTTGGAAGCCGCATTCACAATACCCTCCAGCGCATCAAGCTGTTCTAATGACAATTTGCTTAGATCCAGCTGATTAACTTTATCGACCTTGACCGGTTCACCGTCTTTTCCAGTGATCTCCTTCCTGTCAGTCTCTTTCCACCCACAGCGACTCTTCATGTAAAAGATGGTCGCTGCCGGATTTCCCTCTCTAATGAGGGACATAAGTTTTCCACCAACGAAGGCGTTGGCCTTGGCCTTTCCCTTTTTTATGGCGGTGGCAAAATTGGCAAAATCTTTTTTTCGATTTCTCAAGGTCCGATAACTAATCCCGAGCGCGAGAGCGATCTCTTCTTCGTTGTCACAAACCTGAGCCAGTTGTTCAACCTTCTCTAGGTCAATCTGAATGCGTGGACGAGTCCGCTTCTTTTGAACTTTTTCTTCCATGCCTTCAACCTGCCTGTAGTTAACTGGTCATATCGATGATCTTTTGGATTAAATCTTCTGGTCCGAAACTTTTAACAAAATCTTGCACCTGCTCTTTGTACTCGATCGGAATTGAGAGCGTTAGATTGAAGCTATCTGCCTCAGGCTCTTCCTTTTCCGGTTCTTCCTCTTCCTCAGCGGGTTCGGTAGTTCCACTCAACAAAGCATTCAACTCTTCGTCTGAGAAACCTGTGACCGGCGCCAAGTCGGTGTCCTGCAATTCCTGCAACTCTATTCTCAAGAGGTCAATGTCCCAACCAGAATTAAGAGCAATTCGATTGTCCGCGAGGATGAAAGCCTTCTTCTGAGCCTCAGACAACCCGGTTAATTCAATTGTCGGTATTACCTTCAGCCCGAGTTTCTTAGCCGCCTTCAAGCGTCCATGCCCGGCAATCACTCCATTCTGCTCATCAACCAAGACAGGATTGTTGAACCCAAATTCCTTGATCGAACTGGCGATCTGATTCACTTGTTCCTCGGAATGCGTCCTGGCATTGTTTGCATACGGAATCAGGTCATTGACCGGCCTGTAGAGAATTTTGAGTTCAGATTCTTTCATAGCGCTAAAAAGGTGCGCCCAGCATTTTCAGCCGAGCGCACTCCAACCAACCCCAAGGAGATAGTTTGTTAAGGCGGTTTTCTCCGCCATTCTCGTCAGGAGAATTAGAAATCCAGCGGAGTGAGCGTCTTCCCATTGGGAATCTAGGCTTGCTGGATGTTGTAACTTGGTTTTATGAACAAGGATTAGACTGTTACTGGTTGATAAAGGGCCATGCAGCCAAAATAAAAAATAGGAATAGCCAATATGACACAGGAAACTCCGAACGAAGTGCAAAAAATAGAACCTCCCGAAGAGGCCCAAACCTTAATCAGCGGGTTACTACCTTTAGTAGACAGTGAGTACAAAAAATTTGCAGTCGATATCTACGCTATTCAATTAGCCAATTGCCGTAATTACTTGTGGATGTTTTTTATTGTTATCTCTGCTTCTTTAGCTTTCTTTAAAGAATCGAGATTAGGCGATAGTTGCCTGGCCTTCATTCACGGGTACCCAGTATCGCCTTTTTTCATACCAACAATGATTTTTCTTATTCTGGCAATTGGGTGCTCTGTTTACGGCTTTTGGCTCGGAGTAAACATCTCCACCGGAACAGAATTTTGCGAGCCTCATTTCGGCTTACAAAACCGTCTTACAGACCTCGAATATTCTCAATTCAATCAATCTGACATTTATTCATTAAAGAGGGACATGTTAGACGGACTTTGTGGTGCTTTAGAGAATGGCCTTGCACAAATGGAAAGACGTGCAAAGGATCTTATCCTCTTGGCCAAACTTTTTAAGGTAACCCTCATTTCATTTCTGATAACCATACTATTTTATGGAGGATCTTATCTTCGATGAGTAACAACCTCAAAAATAACCAACCCTCTCCGGGTGTAAAAGTGTCACCATACTCAAAAACTCAGGGGCAAGGTTTAGCGCCCGCGACACAACGGAGAATCGCAGGGAACCGCTCCATTATGGGAACTCACAGAGTGCGGTGCGGCGACTCCAAGCCAAAATCTTAATCACTCAACCCCGAACAGCTCGCAACTGTCGGGGTTTTGCTTTATTTGGCTCGGTGCTTAAGCCCACCGAGAGGCTGGCGGTTGTCGATAATCATTGAGGTCAATGAAACCGCTGAGAATATTGGCCGTCCGCCTGTTCTTTAATAATTCGATTTTGGAGTACGGGAGGACAATCGAAGATTGAGCGAACGGCCGAAAAACAAAAAGCCCCGGAATCGGAGCTCTCGTAATCGCCTGGCTTGATGTTTGTATCCTCTTTTCTCTGGATACACCGGTTCCTCCGCAAGGAACCGTCATCTTTAAGCCTCTAGGCGGCCTGGCAAACAGGCTTGAAATTGTCTACTTGTGACTATACACCAAAAAGAAGCCCCTCGGGCTGGAGGGGCGGAGTTTCAAATTTCGATTGTTAGGCAGCGTGCGTCAACGCCCAATGCTTGTAACAGTCGAGGTCTTTGACTGAAAACCCGAGATCGTCGAGCGAACGTTCAAGCTTTACAAGATTTAAATCGTCCACCGCATCCCACAGCTTGCTTGCGTCGGGTACATCCAAAGCCTGCATGACTCGCGTTGCTTGCATCATAGGCTTTCTGAAAAGGTAGCGGTGGTAGTAGCAGAACACCTGCAGAGTTCTCAAAAAGTCCGCGTCAACAACGTATCTTTGCGGCCTCTCGGTCTCTGGAGGAGTGGTAGTCGGAGCTTCGGGCACGCTCAAGTCAACAACTTCAATAAAACGTAGGCAGTCTTCAAACTGCGATTGTTTGAGTTCCGTGTAGCGTGGGATTTGGTAGCGTGCCTTGATTGCGCGGTAGATCGTCTGATAGTACACAGCCGTTTTCTTTGCGCGTCTTACTACTGCCTGTTGGATGGCAACTTGTTGCGCGTTGGTGATCGTATCGCCGATTTGCTTTTGCGCTCTTAGTTGTTCTTCCATCCGGTCAAAAGTGTCGATATAAGCAATTTTGAACTTTAGGGCAACTTCTCCTGTGAAACCCATCGCTAAAAGAACAAAACCTTTTCGGTCCATTCTGTAGGCAGGTCTGTTTTCTCCCTTTGCGTCCTTGACTTCAACCAGCGCAAAATTGCGCTCGTTAAGCGAAGGGGCTTGTTCTATGAGGCTTCGGATGGATCGGAGGACATCTTTGTGGAGTTTGCTGAAGAGTTTGGCAACGTCTGTTGAAAGAGCTGTAACAGTGTTGTTCACAACAGAAACAACCGGTGCGGGAGCACAGATATTTTGAAATGACATTTAAGTCTCCTAAGTAAGTTTGTTGTCCTTACTTCCACCCGCCAAGATGGAGAGCAAGGTCTAAGGGTTGGCGGACCGCTACTTAGGGAACGGCCAGTCTTGCGACTGCCCTTAGCCTCACTCATTAGAGACTTTTAAAGGAGGTGGCGTTTCGCCATCCCCTTGCAACCAGCCATAAAAAAACGCCTCTCGGCGACTGATCGCCTAAGTAGTTCGGGCCGCCAAGCCCGCGCTGTTGTTCAACAGCGAGGTCAGTATAGCGATACTCCGAGAAAAAATAAATAGGTTCATGATTTATAGGTCACCCGTTTTTAATCCATTTTGATCAACGCCGGCAATGCAATTTTTGCCAGCTCAATCACGTTTTCAATCGTCAACGGGACGCCTTTTTCTTTCGCGTATTTCTTCAGTTTCCCTATGAAATTATCGGTGCGAAGAGATTCAAGGAGTGAGTACCCTTCAAAGGTCAAACTCGGTTCTCCCTCATACGCAAAACTAAAGAACCCGTCAGCGCTTTCTTTAATTTCGATGTTTTCGACATAATTGGCCGAGCTTAAAAGCTTGATATGTCTCAGGACAACAACTTGAGCCGGATTTTGTCTCGACTCTAAGCGTTCAGAAAGCAACTGGCCCTCTTTCCATTGAGAAATACTATCCGCATCCTCTAAAAATTCTTTGATCGTCTCAGCTTCAACGTGAGCGAGAATCGTTCTGATTAGACTCCAATCAAGTCGCATTTTTAACCTTCCTTTCGTTGATTTGTTCGAAATATCGAACTCGAAAAGCGAAAAATATCAAGGCATCTTCAGTCCACCGATCAAGCTTTCTTCGCTTGATGTTCCAGATTTTCTTTCCTGCCCTGCTCAATGAAGACTGGGAGCCAAACACGTATAGCAACACAATCAGTTTCGCTGTCCGGACATTCAAACCATGGGTTCCGATAGAGAGAACTTCGGTTCCCGGCGCCGAGAAGTTTTGCCAGACGAAGTTAAGGAAGTCCGCATCTTTCATGTCGATTTCGCAGGTGCTCAGGCCACTGTTGGCATTATCGTCTGTATAGTCTTCCGAAAAATCAGTCTTGTTTCTCGTCAATGCGAGAGCTCTCTCTACCGCGTAGGCAATTGAAACATTTTTGACAACACGGTCACGATATGCCCGGCGCCAGTTATCCAAACGAGGTCTGAGATCGTCAATGAGTTTTTGTTCTGCTTCTGTCATCCAAGAGTCCTCACGTAGCTAAACATGCAGTAGAGATAGGTAATCCCGAGAGCTGCTAGCCCCCAGAACTCAACCTTTTTTCTGAGTTTGTCGCGGTTTTCTAAATAATCCGTAATCCATTTGAAGATCCAAAGGAAGACGAACATCGCGACGTAGCAATTGATCATCCAGAAAACATAACCTTCAGTGCTAGTAGGCCAATACATTCCAGCCCCCACCCTCTTTCTTCGGTTTCGGCGTGACGACGAACAGCGGAATCGGGCACTCATCAGCGCACACCTTGCACTTCACTTTGGCATCTTCTTGGAAGATTTTTAGAGATCCCTTGACCTCGTGCAGTTCTAGCGTTTTATCCGGACGCATGACCAAAAAATCAGGCGTATAGGAGCACCTGTTTGATGCGATTTTCCATGTGAAGCGCTCGAACCAATATTTGAGGATTAACCCTGCGTTTTTCTGTTGTTCCAGGTAATCTCGATAGGCCGCCTCAGTCCGGTTCATTTCACCGACCTTGAGCCTTCCTTTTGCTTGTAAGAACCTTTTCATTTATCCCTCCTGATTGAGTTTGTGTTGTTTGGTTGAATTCTTTGATGCTGTTTCCAGAACATTAGAGTTCCGTTGAGCGATGATCTGAGCGTGTGAAGGCCAACGCTCAAACTGCGAGAAGAAGTCTCTCCTGCGTTGAATTTGCTCGTCTCCTGCCTGCTCGAACACGGAGCATCGAGCAAACGAGACCGGATAGCACTCGATTCCGGCGCCTTTGTCCGGATGGTGACAGTAGATGTTCATGTCCCCAAAGGACTGTTTTGGAGGCAGATGCTTCTTCCCGTTGGGTCCTATCCAAAAGGCCTGAGCATGAATGCAGTACAGACAGCACCCGGTCATATTCGTCTCCGGAAAGAACCGATCACGGCTCCGATAAAAATTCCGATTAGGAATGCCCGGGAGTAGTCAATGTTTGATCCGTCCCAAGCGAACCAGGCATAATCCATCAGGGCTAAGAATCCGCCAGTGCAGCTGAGCATCCTTCCGAAAAACTTGAAATCAAACCTCATGTTTCCTCCTAAGAGGCTCTTCACCGATTAGATCGGAATTGCGTTTAAGCAGTCCCCACGCTTTCAGAGTTGCTGTTCTGACTTTATCCGGGTCTGCTCCTAACTCACTCGCCCACCTGTATTGATCCAACCATGATTCCCCGTAGAGGTTCCGGTATTCCTCGTCAGTCCAACGAACGACTTCCACTCCCTTGATTCTGTCAATTCGCATTCTTTTCCTCCTCTCGGATTTCAAAGGCCGCCCGGACAAGCAGCCCGAACAGAACCAGATTGATGAACACGACCAGCGCCAAAATAATCATCAGCAACTGCCATGCACTCTCTGACATCTCGCACCTCAGTCGAATAAATCGGGTGTTGCCGGCCTTCTCATTGACTGACCAACAAACAAAGCTGGGACGCATTTAGAACGAACACGGTCATAGAGACGATCACCGAGCAGGGAGCACAATCCCTCAGCACTGAGATTGCTCAACAGAATGGTTGGCTTGTTGGAAGTCATGCGGGTATCCAGAATCGAAAACAAGATCCTTCTTTCAGCATCCGAGCCCTTCTGAACTCCGACCTCATCGATAACAAGCAGTTCTATTCCGGAGAAGTAGTTGAGAACTTCGTCTTCGCTTGTCTGGGAGCCAGGAACGTAACTTTTCCGAACTGCCGAAAAAATCTCGGATGTTCGGTAATACTTCGGAAAAAGAAACTGGTGGTTAGCGATGAGAGCAGCCACGATTGAACAAGCAAGATGGGTTTTGCCAGTCCCGCAACTTCCAAGGAAAAGCAGACCATAACCTCCCGCCTTTGCCTTCTCCCAGCCTCGAACGAAGCGCTTTGATAGCTCAAGAGCCTTGCCTTGTTCAGCATTTAGAACCCGAAAACTGTCAAAGGATTTGCTCCTGTACTCGAGCGGTACTCGAGACTTTGCAACGCGCTCCTCAACCTCTTTCTTGATGGCCTCTTGCCTCATTACAGCTTCAACTGCCTCTCTTGCTTCCCGTTGATCTTCTTCGCACTGCGGGCATTTTGTTTGGGTCTTGAGAATGGAACCGAGGTAGATCCCCTCAGCCTCATAATCCCCATGGAGCGGGCAATTGAGAACCGTCTTCCGTTTAGTTAAAACTCCGGAGAGAGACGGATGGAGGGAACCGGTCAGGCTCCCGATTGATACGAATGTTGTCATAGCAGAATGTTCCCCTTGTCATCGAATTTGCAGCCCTTCCTGTAGTAGTCCTCCGTAAAACCGCCCGGAGGCTCATAGGGCATAGGTGCTGAGTTGTTGCTGTTGGTTCCAGAGTTTTGTTTACCGCGGCTCCTTTCCTGGTCTTGTATGCAGAATGTCCGGAATGCCGCTTTGTAGTCGACGTACTCTTTCCCGTTTGATTTGCAGTAAGAAATCATCTTTTGAAAGAGCTGCTGAGGGTTGGCAATGTGGTATTGCTCGGCTACTTTCACAAAGTCTTCTGGGATGGCGTCTCCGTCGTTAAAAGGACACGGTTGCTTAGCCTTTGATTTCCGCTTTGCTTTTTTCTCAACTGTTTCCGTTTTGGAAACGGTTTGACTCTCTGGTTCTGAAAAAAGAAGTTCGTCTTCGGATTGGTTTTCAAGCCCAGAAGTTGTCGGCGGATTTTTTTCTTTTATATTTTCTTTTCTTATATGTTCTTGTTCTTGCTCTTGTTCTTGTTTTGCCAAACCCTTCCATAAGTCTTCCGGAAAGCCTTTGCCATAGCCTTTCTCAAATGCTTCCACAAACTCTTTAGGCAATGCTTTGAAGAAACTATCTTTTTGACTATTAAGAATAATTTCAGTCGACTTTGCAAGAGCGTAATTAGTTAGTTCGCATTCAGGAAGGGAGTCCAGGACGCTGTTCCATGATTTAACAACATTGGGATTTTCTGGAAAATTGAACCGCAAAAAGTTCGGGACATAGATCAAAAAAGCTTCCGGATCGTACTTTATTAAACCCTTTGAAGAGAGTTCATACAAGGCTTCAAGAAAGGCTTCTCCAAAGGCTTTATCAAACCCTTTGTTTAGATATTCATTGCCTCTTTGCTCGATAGCCAGAGATTCAAATGAAGCTTTGAATGCACCAATAGGCGCAAGGTCACGGCGACTTAGGATTGTGTACCAAGCCAGCTTGCCCTCTACAGACAATTCTCTGAACTTCTTATCGTTGCTGATGCGGCAGTCGATCTTTCTATAGATCGCCATAGTTGCCCCCTATTTGGATTTTTTCCAAGCTTTGAAATGTGGAAACGCGAGCCGAAGGTAAGGGAGCCTCCCAAGAGGAACTCCGTTCTTCGACCACTTAGTGACGGCGGCAGCACTTAACCCAAAGGTCTTTGCAATTACAGACTTCCGTTTGAACTCACCCAGAAGTTCATCAAAAACCTGCTCTTCAAGTTTTTTCATGATTTTACTTAGGTTAAAAATTAACGCCTATATATTAACTTAAAAATTTACCTAGGTAAACCAATTCAGTGTTAACTTAGGTTAAATTTATCTCACACAGACGGAGGAACGTATGAGAACAAATGACTCTCAAAAAACGTGGACAGACCGCTTAAATGAGGCTTTAGCGTTGCGCGGAAAATCTCCGGCGGACATATCAAAGGCAACCGGCATCACACCTGCCGGAATCAAAAAATGGATCGATGGCGATGTCTCAAAGCCGAAATTCGATGACGTTTTTGCTGTTTGTTCATTCTTGGACATCACCACGGAATGGCTCATGAAAGGCATTGGTTCAATCAACGACAAAACCATGCCTGCTGCCAACATGGTCTCCATCCAACAAGTTGACTTTTATGGCTCTTGCGGTGTCGGAGTGATGAATTTCGAGGACTATCCGGAAATCAAGACCCTTCAAGTTACTCCAGCGTGGTTCTCTCGGAACTTTGCTTTCTACAACCCAAGAGACGTGAAGATCATCACTGCACTTGGTGACTCCATGGAGCCAGAGATCCGTGACGGGGACGCCGTGTTCATTGACATAACAGACAAAGAAACCTTAAGGGATGGTATATACCTGTTAGTGGTTGATGGAGAAGCCTATATCAAACGAGTACAAAAACTAATAGGCAAGAAGATCGCACTCCTTTCAACGAATAAAGCATATAAGGACATTGAAATCAGCCTTGATTCTGATATTGAAGTCCGCATTATCGGACGAGTAATCAAAAGTTTGAAGCTCGTGGACATTTGAAATGAACGAAAAAACAACTTTGGCAGAGCGTTTAACCTTGGCGTTAAGTGATTCCGGTTTAAAGAAAAGTGACATCGCTAGGTTATGTTCGATCTCTCCGGCTTCTGTTTCCGATTGGTTTGCTGGTAAGTCGAAAAGCATCAAATCTATTTATCTTCCTAAAGTTGCCAAATTGCTTGGCGTTTCTTCAACGTGGCTAGCTACCGGTAATGGCCCGATGAAGTCCCCTAATGTTCTGGTGACGGAAGGAGTTTGTGATAACGACGATTGGGTGGAAATTCCTGAGTACAAAATTCGGTTTGCGGCAGGATTGGAACAAAACTCAACGTTAGAAGAACTTTCTTCTGAATATAAAGCCGCTTACCGCCGCTCTTGGTTCCAGCGAAAAAACATCAACCCAGAGGACTGCAAAAGGTTCAAAGTGAAGGGCGACTCCATGGAGCCTCTTTTGCTCGACCACGATGTTGTCCTGGTCGATTGCTCGAAAACTGAGATTATCGATGGTCGAATCTACGCCTTTGTTTTTGGGGATGCCTTACGTGTTAAGAGGCTCTATAGAAAGATTGACGGCTCAATAATGGTTCATTCAGAAAATCCAAATTTCCCGGATGAAACTATTAAGCCGGAAGACACAGAACAGGTTCAGATCATTGGTGAAGTTATTGAAAGATCCGGATCGATTTAACCACATGGATCTCAAAAAATGCTGCTAGAAAAGAAAAGTCGCGACACCAACATTTTTATTTGTTTTTTTAACAAGATTTAATTCCCTATTTTCAGAGATCAAAATGGACAACAAACTAACTTATGAAGAAGCAGAACTCTTTTTTCTTGGAAGAAAAGTTGACTTTAAATGCCCTATTTGTCACCAAGGCAAACTTGAACCAGCTCCGACTTCTGAGCGAGCGTCGATAAATAAGAATATGATCCCCCACGACACTTTGAAGCTGTACATGGTTCCGCAAGCCGTAGATACAGGAATCGCCGCTTGGAGGCCATACGATCCTAACATTCCCACTCCGATGATCCGTTACCGTTGCTCTCACTGTGGTTTTTTGGCTTATTTCGACTATAACTTCATCGCCATGAACAGAGGTAAGATTTAGAATGGTTGCAGGTGAACAGAACGGGTACCCCCTGCCCTCCTACGTGCCAAGGGACACTATGAATTTATCTGAAAGAATCGCAAAGATAGAAGGATCTTTAGACAAATTTGCTACTAAAGAAGATCTGCATGCACTTACCTGGAAATTGATTGGAGTAGCAAGCGCATTGGTAGCGGTCGTCTTTTACATAGCAAGGAACGTCGCGCCGCCTCAGTAACCTTGATCAGCTTAAAACGCCGCCTTAGGGCGGCTTTTTTATCAATACTTCTCTGTAAACAAAGAAATATTTTGAGCACATTCCCCGAGTTAAATAACAACTATAACTCTGTTAATTAACACTTGTCATCAATATAATTGACATCATCTAGAGAGAAATCGGACGATTCATCATGAAAAATGTGCGCAAGCAAGGGGAGCGTATACGCAACTTTATCCTCTCCACCATCCAAAACGATCCTGGGAAGCTGACCGGAAAAGAGGTAAAAGATCTTGTTGCCAAGCAATTTGAGATTAAAACTTCGTCCGCGGGAAACCATCTTCGCACTCTTATAAAAGAAGGGTTAGTTCTCGAAAATAAAAAGAGACTGACTTTAAAAACAGACGAGATGCTCAAGCAGGAAGTGGAAATCACCAAAGACTTGGAAGAGGATGTGATCTTTCAAAAATACATATTCCCTCATTTAACGTGTGCCACGCCTAATGCTCAGAATCTGATCTCAACTTCGTTTACGGAGATGGTCAACAATGTTATTGACCACTCGGAAGGAACGAGATTAACGATCATTATGCTGGAGTCTCCCATCTCCACAATTATTCAAGTGTCAGATAACGGAATTGGTATTTTCAAGAAAATCAAAAATGCTCTTGGGCTTACCGACGAACGCCAGTCTTTACTTGAATTGTCTAAAGGGAAGTTCACAACCGATCCCGCAAATCACAGCGGCGAGGGTGTGTTTTTTACCAGCCGCTTATGCGATAAATTTTTTATCGTTTCGAACGAATTGGTATATGGGCATGAATCAGATCGAGAGATGGATTATCTGATCGGTAATGAGGAACTTCCTAAGGGAGGAACTCATGTTGTGTTCGAAGTAAAGAACCACACTACTAGAACTGCAAGATCTGTCTACGATCAATTTTCAACTGTTGATGCTCCGGGTTTCTATAAAACCATTGTTCCGGTCAAACTGGCGCAGTTCCAAAACGAAGGGTTAGTATCTCGTTCTCAAGCAAAAAGATTATTGGCCCGTGTTGAAAGATTTACACACGTCATTCTGGATTTTAAGGGGATCGATGAAATCGGACAGGCTTTTGCTGACCAGATTTTCAGAGTCTTTACCAGAGAGAATCCGAATATAACTCTTACCACTAAGAACACAAACGAGACAATCGATAAAATGATTGCCCACGTAAAAAATTCAGCGTTGACAAGCTAAGACTTCACTGACAACTAGAAGCCGCCTCCGGGCGGTTTTCTTATACATGGAACCAACTGATTAACCTTTAACTATCAAGAATAAAATTCAGCTACAATCAAGCAAGCAAATTATATTTTTAGGTGCTTGCTATGAATAATAAAACTAAGCAGTCCAAAGGCGGTATTGAAAGAGCCAAGAAACTCTCTCCCGAGCGCAGATCTGAAATTGCACGCAATGCAGCATTAGTAAAGAGCGGAGGCTTTAAGGCCATCCACAAAGGAAGTTTCAAAGAAGTCTTGGGACTCGATATACCCTGTTATGTTCTGAACGATTCTGCTCATACTGCAGTAATTAGCCAAAGAGGAATGGCGCAGGCTTTGGGGTTCACTAGTATTAGAGGAGATACCTTTCCTTCTTTTCTAACTACTCAATTTATCTCTGATTATGCCGGCAGTGAATTATTAAAAAATAGCTCTCATCCTATTGTTTTTAAAACAAATATAGATGGCGGTGAAGTAAAAGCTCACGGATACGACGTAACAATTTTGATCGATATTTGTCAGGCTATCGTAAAGGCAAATGACGACAATCGTCTCAAATCAAATCAAACTTTTTTAGTAAAAAACGCTTCAATAATTCTTCAAGCCTCTGCCAAGTTAGGTATTAGAGAACTTGTTTACAAGCTCGCTGGATACAACTCTACAAAAGCAGCGGTAATTGCGGCCTTCAGAGAGTACATCCTTGAAGAGGCAAGAAAATGGTCGAAAGAGTTCCCGGACGACTTATACGCAGAATGGCAGAGGCTTTATGACATACCAGTCCCAGTCCGAGGTCGTAACTGGGAACATTACCATCTAACGTTGAAGTTCATTTACCTTCCTTTGGCCAAGAGCAATGGCAAGCTCCTTGCGTTGCTCAAGGAAGCGAAAAAAGAATCAAAAGGCAAAAAATACGACAAACTTCACCAATTCCTCAACGAAATTGGCTTAACAGCTTTGCGTGCACACATTTGGCAGGTTGTCGGTATCGCCAAAACTAGTCAGTCCGTAGAAGAATACGAACGAAGGTTCTCTCTAGCTTTCGGAGGACAACTGCCCTTTGAATTTGATGAATAATCACTGAAATCATTCTTGACCGCCCCCAGGCGGTTTTTATTGCCGCGAGAGCGGCTTTTTTGTTGCCGTTTGTGCGATCTTTTTTTACTAAAAAGTTTATCTAAGTAAAAACACTTAACGATTTGCTTTACTTTTTAGTTTACCTAGGTTAATATTTGTTCATCGATTTATTTACTCAGGTAAACAAATGTTCCTCTAATAAAGACAATTTCAGAATCGGCGCCATGGAGAACTAAACGCCGACGCAGCAGGTAGAAAAAGAGCCTGCTAGTGCAAAAATTCGAAACGGCCGATGCAGGCGGTGCTGGTCACGCGAAGACAAACAATCGAACACCAGCAGTCAGTGAAGTGAATGAGTAAGGCAAACGGTAGCCACGAAACACTTTTCAGCTAGAGACCTCTGACAAATAAAGGCATTTGAGATGCACGCAGTATCAAGAACAGCAAACTGCGTTGAGGTCCCGAGAAGCTAACCAGATGAGGAAATCAAAACCAAGAACAGAAACTCGGGCGTCCCAGTCTCGTGAACTGGGTGAGCTAAGCGCTCTCGCAAGAGAAACAGTAGAGCGCAAACAAAAACTTCCTCCGGATTCTCCTGAATGTATCCGTCCTAGCGTGTCACAACTCCGGAGGGAGTTTTTGTTTTTTGAGGAGATAAAAATGGAAAAACCGAAGAAATTAACGAAAAAGCAAAGGCTCGAATTACTGGAGCAGAAAAGAGCTGCCAAGGCTTATTGCGACGAGTTGGCCAAACGAAATGAGTTCGACTATGGAAACTGTTGGGATTATGCCTGCGAGTTTGGGCGCGGTTGGGAAGTCGATGAAATCTACAACTACCTTCGTCGGTACTGTTGAAAATTCAAAAGCGCCGGCGTGCCTCTAGGACAC